GCAGGTTCAGTGGCATCTCTACCGCAAGCGCACCGACGCCAGCCCCGTGTACCGCGAAGTCGAACAGCGGACCGAGGTGACCAGGCACGCCGCCCTGACCCTGCTCCGCCAGCCGAACCCGCTGATGGACTGGATGGAGTTCGCGGAGACATCCACGCAGCACTACGACACCACCGGAGAGTTCTGGTGGGTGTGCGCCTTCGGGTCGATCCGGGCGGCCGGGCCGATAGAGCTGTGGCCGATGCGCCCCGACCGGGTCAGGATCGTCACCGACGAATACGACGCCCTGACCGGCTACATCTACGTCGGCCCGGACGGCGAGCAGGTCCCGCTGACGAAGGACATCGTCATCCAGGGGCGGCACCCGAATCCGCTGGACATCTACCGTGGCCTGGGCCCGATGCAGGCTTTGACGCTGAAGCTGGACTCGAACCGGCTGGCGGCGGAGTACAACCGCAACTTCTTCCTGAACTCTGCGGAACCCGGCGGCATCATCGAGATCGAAGACCGCCTGGACGACGACGAGTTCCGCGAGCTGACGCAGCGGTGGCGGGAACAGCACCAGGGCGTGGCGAACGCCCACCGTGTGGCGATCCTGGAACAGGGCAAGTGGGTTGAGCGCAAGTTCTCGATGAAGGACATGGCATTCCCCGAGCTGTCCGAGCTTTCCCGGGAGGATATCCGGGAGGCTTTCGGCTATCCGAAGGGGATGACCGGCGCTACCGAGGATGTCAATAAGGCTGTCGCTGACGCGAACGAACGCATGTTCGGGCGGTACCTGATGAGGCCCCGCCTCAACAAGATCAAGTACGCTCTGAACAACTACCTGCTGCCCCTGTTCGGCGAGGCCGCCAAAAACGGCCTGGAGTTCGACTTCGATGATCCGGTACCCGAGGACCGCGAAGCCGACTCCCAGGACCGCATCACCAAGGCTCAGGCCCTCAAGCTGATCGTGGAGGCCGGGGCCGACTGGGATGACGCCCTCAGGATCGTGGGACTGCCGCCCATGAAGCGCGACGAACGCCGTCTCGCGATGGCCGAAGAGGCTCACAAGGCGGCTACCACGCCACGGGAGTCCCAGGTGGGCGACAAAGGTTACAACCCCAACCAAGAACCCAAGAAGCCGAATCCGGCGAGGGAGGCGAACGAATGAGCAGGCGAACGCTCCCCCGTCTGTGGGCGCAGGGCGACCCGGACGAGCCGTACGGCGACGTGGAGTACGCCGATCCCGGCTACCAGGAAGACGGGAAGAAGCGCTACCCGATCGACACCGAGGAGCACGTACGCGCGGCTTGGTCGTACATCAACCAAGAGGACAACGCCGCGAAGTACACCCCGGAGCAGCTGTCGAAGATCAAGTCCCGGATCAAGAGGGCGGCGAAGAAGTTCGGCATAGAGATCGCCGCTGACCGGCTTGAGAACCTGAAGGTGACCCGCCCGCTGTCCCGGCTTGAGAAGGGGCAGACGGACTGGTACCGCGTCCAGAACTCCGCCGGGGCGACGCCGGAGATCTACATCTACGACGAGATCGGCTACTGGGGGACGGCTTCGAACGCGTTCGTCAAGGATCTCTCGATGCTGGCCGCCTCCGATCAGCTGATCATCAACATGAACTCCCCCGGCGGGGACGTCTTCGATGGGATCGCCATCTATCAGGCGCTCCTGGATCACCCGGCGGAAATCGTCGTGAAGATCAACGGCCTGGCCGCTTCGATCGCCTCGGTGATCGCGATGGCCGGGGACCGCGTCATCATGGGCGCCAAGTCCTCCATCATGATCCACGAGGGCTTCACCTTCGCATCCGGCGACGCGGCGACCATGCGCAAGACGGCCGACATGCTCGACCGGGTCAGCAACAACATCGCTTCCGTGTACGCCGACCGCGCCGGAGGCGAAGCTTCCGTCTGGCGGGACCGGATGCGCGAAGAGACCTGGTACAACGCGGAGGAAGCCCTCGCGGCGGGTCTCGCCGACGAGATCGAAGGAAGGCGCCCCATTCCGTCGGCGCCCGAAGCGTTCGACCTCTCGGTCTACAAGTACTCCGGCCGGGCCGAAGCGCCCGGACCGGCGAGGACGGAGCTGAAGGGCGAACACGGCCCCGAGGTGCTCGATCTCAAGAACGAAGGCTCGGTCATCGAGCCGAAGGAAGAACCGAAGGCGGAGCCGGAGTTCAAATGGGACTTCGCAGCTTTCCAGAGCTCTCTTAAGGAGGGAATCCGTGGCTAAGATCGCAATCCCCACCGCACAGGCCGAGCTCGAAGAGCTGCTGTCCGACGGTGCCAAGGTCCAGAACCTGATGACCGAGGGTCAGTTCCCGGATGTCGTGAAGGCGTACGCCAAGCACGTCAACGACACGGACGAGGCCATGGGCCGCCAGATCAAGGAGGAAACGCAGCGCGTCCTGGCTGACTACCTTCGTGAGAACGAGGACACCAAGGGCCTTGCGGCCCTGAAGCGCGGCGGCGTCAATGCGGCCACGACCACGGCCAGCAAGCACTTCCAGCCGAAGGCCCTGGGTGCGAAGTACTCGGCGGAGGAGCACGGCGAGACCCTCGCACAGTTCCTTGTCGACGTCAGCCCGAAGGCGTTCATGACGCCCGAGCTGCACGAGCGCCGTGAGCGCCTGCGCAACGCCGCCGCATCCTCCGGCGAGCCCGCTTCCGGCGGTTTCCTCGTCCCGGAGGCTTTCCGCGCGGAGCTGCTCAGCCTGTCCCTGGAGAACTCCGTCGTCCGGCCGCGTGCCCGGATCGTCCCCATGGAGACTTCCCGGGTCATCTACCCGTACATCGATGACACCAGCCACGCCAGCAACGTCTTCGGCGGGGTACAGGGCTACTGGACGCCGGAGTCCGGCACCATGACCGACGTCGCCGCTTCCTTCGGGCGGATGGCGCTGGAGGCTTGGAAGCTCACGGCGTTCGCGAACGTCCCGAACGAGCTGATCGCCGACTCGGCGGTCTCCTTCGAGGCGTTCATCCGCTCGACGTTCCCGCAGGCGCTGGCGTACTTCGCCGACGTCGCGTTCCTCAACGGCTCTGGCGCCGGTCAGCCCCTGGGCATCCTCACCGACGCCAACGCCGCCCGCGTGACCGTCGCGAAGGAGTCCGGCCAGGCTGCGGACACCATCGTCTGGGAGAACATCGTCAAGATGTTCTCCCGCATGCTGCCCCAGTCCCTGAGCACGGCCGTCTGGGTCGTCTCCCCGAACACCTTCTCGGAACTCGCCACGATGGCGCTTTCGGTGGGTACTGGCGGTGGCCCGATCTGGCTGAACAACGGCGTCCAGGGGCCTCCGGCGACCATCCTGGGCCGTCCGGTCATCATCTCGGAGAAGGTGCCCGCCCTCGGCAACGAGAGCGACGTCAACTTCATCGACTTCTCGTACTACCTGGTGGGCGACCGTCAGGCGATGACGGTGGCCTCCTCGGAGCACTTCCGCTTCCAGAATGGTGAGACGAGCTTCAAGTTCGTTGAGCGTCTGGACGGGCGGCCGTGGCTTCAGTCGGCACTGACGCCCCGTAATGGCGGCGACACTCTCAGCCCGTTCATCTCGCTGGCCGAGCGGGCCTGATGATCAACCCCCGGCCGGGCAATGAACCCCCCGGCCGGGGCCACCCCGAGGGCATTGAAACCCCCTCGGAGACTAGGAGAACGAAATGGCAAGCGGAGACGGCCTCGGCCGCGTCTTCAATGTGATCAAGACGGCTTCCGGGCTCAACATCCCCCTGACGTCGGCTGGCGCCGTCAGCTTCGTCTTCGGGGACGCGGGCACCGGTGCGGCCATCGCCACCGTCACTCAGACTGACTCCACCGGGGTCAACTCCGAGATCGACCTGAACATCTTCACCGTCTCGGGGGTCGTCGGCTCGAACGGCGAGTCCCGCGCCTACACGGGCCCTGACGTCGGCGGTACGTGGCTGGAGAACGGCGCCGCCGACTTCGCGGACAACACCTTCGACCTGTCGGACGAGACCACCAACGACACCGGGGTCTTCACCGTGCGGGCCGAGCAGCTCTCGGACGGTTACGACCAGGTCCAGGTGACCGTGGACACCGGTCTGTGTCTCGCGATCATCCACGACCTGCACGTCCAGCGGAAGCCGCAGAACCTCAAGTCGAGCCTGGTGGTGTGACGTGTCTACGATCATCCAGGGCAACGAGCTCCGCGCGATCGCTCTCGGCACCCGCGTCTCGAAGGGTCCGGTGACGAACCCGCAGACGGCTTCTACGGCGCTCTTCACGGTCACCGGCGGCAAGGTGTGCATCACCTCCCTCGTCGGCATCGTGACGACCGTCCAGGGCGCCACAGCGAACAGCTTCAACATCACCTACACGCCGTCGGGCGGCTCTGCGGCCGACCTGTCGGCGGCTACCGTCTGCACCTCGGATGCGGCCGGGACCTACTACACCATCACCGGTGTGGCTGCCGACCTCCTGTCCGCCCAGAAGGTGGGCGGCACCGAGGTTCCGCAGGTGACGTACGCCCCCACCCCCCGTTTCCTGATCGGAGACGGCCTCACGGTGGGTGCGGGCGCCATGAACCTGAAGGCGTCCGGTAACAACACGGGCGCGACCACCTGGGTTCTGACGTACATCCCGATCGATGACGGCGCGGCTGTCGTCGCCGCCTGAACCGACA